TGCATTTGCTTACCAATACTTCCGTAGAGCATTACAAGAACAACCAGGCAATAAACCATTATGGACTTCTCTAGGTCGTGCATGTCACGAAATGGATATGTTTGAAGATGCTATTAAATACTTCTTAAAGTCAGCAGAATTAGACCCTAGTTATGCAATGGCATACTCTAATGCTAGTGCTTCATTAGTTCAAATGTCTAAATGGGATGATGCAGAGAAGTCAGCTAAGATGGCTTTAGAATGCGACCCTACAGAATTACACTCACAATTAAACCTAGCTCATAGTTACCTTGCTAAAGGTGAATGGGAAAAAGGTTGGATAGAATGGGGTAAGTCACTAGGTGGCAAGTTCCGTAAAGAATTAGTCTATGGTGATGAACCTAGATGGGATGGCTCTAAAGACAAGACTATAGTTATCTATGGTGAACAAGGTTTAGGTGATGAGATATTCTACGCATCATGTATACCAGACGCTATAGACATTAGCAAACAACTTTATATAGACTGTGATGAAAGACTAGAAACATTATTTAGACGTAGCTTTCCTAAAGCAATAGTGCATGGCACTCGTAAAGCAGATAATGTTGAATGGTTAAAAGATATTACATTTGATGCAAGATGTGGTATTGGTGGACTTCCTCAGTTCTTTAGACCAACAAGCAAGTCTTTTCCTGGTACGCCTTTTCTAAAAGCAGACCCTGATAAAGTTACTATGTGGCAGTCCATGTTTAAGACATGGGGTAAGAAAGTCATAGGTATCACTACTAAAGGTGGTACGTTTAGAACTAACGCTAAAGGTCGTGAGCTTACAGAAGAAGACTTACAACCACTACTTAAACGTAAAGACATACAGTTAGTTAGTTTAGACTATAGCGTAGAACGCAAAATTGAAGGTATTAAATACTTTGAATTTGCTACAGACGCAAAAGACTATGACGATACAGCATCACTTATAGCAGCTTGTGATATGACTCTAGGGGTCAATACTACTGCCTTACATTGTAGTGCTGCTATGGGCGTTAAAACATGGTGCTTAGTACCTAAATGGCATCAATGGAGATACGGTCAACCAAGTATGCCTTGGTATAGACACATGAGACTTATTTACCAAGATGATAGAACATGGAAAGAAGTCATTGAGCAATTAAATGGGACTTGGTGATTGGATAATGGCATCTGGTGATGCTAAAGAAGCTAACGAAAAAACCAAGAAAAAGGTTAAGTTAGGTGATGGCGTTAGAATGTCATGGGATGGTCAAGTATTCGCTAACAATCCTAGAATGGCTAGTAATTCTGATACAGACGTAGTATGGGTTAAAAACTATCAAGGTCATAGACCATATCTCAAAGGCACTAAGAATGGTCGTTTATTATTCAATGATGACTATAAACCTATTGTTGGTGAAATATACTTTAGTCCTGAAGAACAAGAAGTTATAGATAAAATTAGAGGTAACTACATAATAGTAGAACCTAATGTTAAGAAAGTCTATGCACACACAGTTAATAAAGCATGGCATGGTTGGGAAGAGTTATTTAAACATGATTTACCTTGGATACAGTTAGGTAACTACACAACTGAAAAGAAAACAACATGGCTAGAAACACCTAACTTTAGAGACGCATTAGTAATATTAAGCAAAGCAAAGTTATTTGTAGGCACAGATGGTGGTTTACATCATGCAGCAGCAGCATTAGGCATACCTTCCGTAGTGATATGGACAGGTTTTACTTCACCGAGGCACTTAGGATATGATACCCATAGAAATATACATGACGGTTCAGAGCCATGTGGGACTTATGATAGCGTATGCAAACATTGTCTTTTAAAAAGCAAAGCAATCACCGTAGAACAGGTTTTAGATGCAGTTAATACTGAGTGGCATAGAACGCAGAGATAAGGTCTTAAAACGCTTGCAAAAGCATTGTAAGGGTACTTTAACAAGAGAATGGGATGGTAAGTCTATTCCAGTCGTAGTAGGTAATTTACAGGGTGCAGATAAGATACAAATAACCTGTAGAGAACAAAACATACCTTATATTTTGATAGACCATGGTTACTTTCACAGGTCACCTGACTTAGAATGGGCTAGATTTTGTGTTAATAACTACCATTGCACAGATTGGCGTGTATCAGATAGAGAAACACCTAAAGTTCACGAGTATCGTAGTGGTGAAAACGTAGTTGTATTACCTCCACCAGAAAAGATAGCTTATATTTACCAAACTTCTAACTGGCTAGAAAAAACAGTAGAAGAAATTAGAAAACATACAGAAAGAAAAATTGTCATTAAGCGTAAAGGCGAAGGTGACTTTAAGAGAACACTAGAAAAAGCTCATGTTATTGTGAGTTTTGGTAGTGTGGCAGAAGTGGAAGCACTTATTCGTGGCGTTCCTGTTATAGGTTCACCATATAGCCCTGCAGTACCAATATCCAATAACATACAAGACATAGAAAACTTAACATATTTTGACAGAACAGCATGGTTAAGCTCATTAGCTGCTAGTGAATGGCATAAAGATGAGATGGACAAATGCTGGGATAGACTAAAAGGACAATTAGATGGCGTTTACTAATTACAGTAGCTTTGTAACAGTAGTAGAAAATTACTTAGCAAGAACAGACTTATCGTCACAGATACCTGACTTCATTCAGTTAGCACAAACAAGAATGTCACGTGACTTAAGAACTGAAAAGATGCTTAAGGTAGCAACAGCTCCTATTACTTCAGGTGATGGCACAGTATCTTTACCTTCTGACATGCTAGAGGTAAGAGAAATACATTTACAAGGTAACCCACCTATTAGGCTAGAGTTTCAAGCACCTGATTTGTTTTTCCGTAATGGTCAAACGTCATTATCAGGAAGACCATTTTACTTTACAATGCTAGGTTCAGAGTTTCAATTTGCACCAACACCTAATGGTAGCTTTACAGCACAAATTTTATATTATGCTCAACCTACATTTATATCAACATCAACTGCTAGTAATTTATATCTAGCTAACTACCCAGACGCTTTATTATATTCAACTCTAGCAGAAGCAGAGCCATATTTATTGAATGATGCACGTATTCAAACATGGTCAGCTTTATATGACAGAGCAATTGCTAATATTAAAACAAGCGACTTGGGTCAAACATACCCATACACTTCACTAAGCGTAACACCAAGATAAGGATAATATTATGGCAGAAATGAGTAACTACCTAGAGAACGCACTTATAAATGCAACTCTACGCAACACAACATATACAGCACCGGCAACAGTATATGTATCATTATGGACTTCAGACCCTACAGATGCAGGTAGTGGTACAGAAGTATCTGGTGGTTCATATGTTAGAACATCAGTTACTATGGGCGCACCTTCTAATGGTGCTTCACTTAATACTGGTGCAGTAGAGTTTCCACAAGCTACAGGTTCATGGGGAACAATAGGATGGATTGGTATTAATGATGCTTCTACATCTGGTAACCTTTTATATCATTCACCATTAACTACATCTAAAGTAATTGACACAGGTGATATATTTAAAATAGCTATTGGTAGCCTTTCAGTAACATTATCCTAAGGTAAATTATGCCAGTACCAATGACGCTAGAGCAACTAGACGTTTATGGTAGTTTGGAAAATGTACCATATAGTTTAGATAATACATTTTATGACAACGGCACTACTGTATGTGGACCTTGGACATTAGACCAATTAGACGCATTTGGTAGTTTAGATAACTTAGCAATATCATTAGATAGCTCATTATGGACTACTAATGCTTGTATAAATATATCAGATGCAGTTATAACTTCAGATGCAAATATAACCTCAAGTGCAATAAGAATAAGAACAAGTAGTAGTGAAATTACTGCTGACGCTTTGGTTGTGGCAGATGCTACTAAAGTTTCTACAGGTAGTGCAGATATAACTGCTAATGCTCAATTAGAAGCCAATGCCTCTAGAATTACATTTAGTGGTGCTGATATTACAGGTGATGCAACAGTTGTTGCTAATGCAGTTAAAGTTGTTGTAGGTGCAAGTGATATTACAGCATTTGCCACTATAGTATCTACAGGTTCTGCAATATATTCATCTGGTGCAGATATTACAGCAGATGCAACTATTACAGCTAATGGCATTAGAATTCAAACAAGTAGTGCAGATATTACTGGTGAAGCTACTGTAGTTTCAGATGGTATACGTATTAGAACAAGTGATGCAAATATAACAGGAACTGCAGAAGTCACAGCAATTGGTGGTGTATTATATGCTGGTGAAGCCAATATAACAGCAGAGGCGTTATTATCATGTAGTCCAAATGCAATATTCTTTGGCATAGGTAGTATTTCAGCAGTCGCAAGTATTTTAGCGTCAGGTATTATATTAGGTGAAGAATGGTCACCAGTTACACCAGGTTCAGAGTCATGGACAGATGTAACACCAAGTAGTGATACTTGGACAGTAATAACAGCAGGTGGTAGTTCATGGACTGACATAAGCATTGGTTCAGATACATGGACAGCATCAAGTTCAAGTAACGATACATGGTCACAAATTTAATTACGAGGTAAAAAATGGCAAAAGATAAAATTAGTCAGTACGACTCTACAAGTGCTGGCGCAAA